CATCAGTACTAGACTTCAACAAGTCTGTGCCAGAGCCATTGGATGAGAATGGTTGTGGTGATGTCAACTGGCAATACAATAACTGGGGTACTAAGTGGGGAGCTTGCGACACAGGCTACTTAGACTTCAAAGAAGGTCACATTGTTATTGGTTTTGATACAGCATGGGGTCCAGCTGACACATGGCTACACACTATGTCTGACATGTTCCCTGATCTTGAGTTCCATTGTAGATATGCTGAACCCGGCATGATGTTTGCTGGTGATATCTACGCAGGACCAAAAGGATACAGTCACGAACAGCGTTCAGATGATGACCTAACAGATGATGACCTCCATCTAATGGGTGCTGAAACGTGTGTTCAATGTGAGAACTGGGAACACAAATGCACCTGTGAGTAGGGTATACTCATGTATTACTTTAATGATCGAAAGGTTTTTATGTTACAAGATTTAATTAATTTGCTTAATGCAATGAAGAAGAATAGTGATTACAAAGATGGGTGGGATAAGTTAGAGCCACTAATTGGGTTAAATGGTGTAGTGTCGTTATCGTGGCCGCAATGGCGCCTTAAGATTGTTACATTTCGTATGCCTAAAGATTGGGACGGCAGTACCGAACAGGCAGAAGAAATACGCACCATTGACAATTTGTATTGGCACAACGATCAAATCATATGGATTACCGACAAGAATAAGAATCAATACGATGAATCTACACTTGTGCGTGTAACTATTGCCGAGATCATTGACGAGTTTCTATCTGGTAAATGGACTCCACCTTGGAAATGCGGATATTGCGTCTCGCGCCACAAAGGTATGCTACAACCTAGATACTAATGCCTACACGTAAACGTAGTAATTATCATCCTGTCTGCTATGTTGTGTCCGGTAACGGGCACAATGTAGCAGTCAGTAATCAATTTGTAGCAAAAATCATCTACCAATTATGGATACAGTTAAGTGTCAGTAAAAACATCGCCACAACAGTGACTATTGACGCATACATGTCTCCTAACTCGTGGTCTACGTGGAGTCGTAGACACATCATTGCTTTATTGAATGGCACTTGGACCAAACGGCTAATCTGTAAAGCAACTGTTGCTAATGGTGAATACAAAGAACATATGTACAACACACAAATAAAAATCACAGGCGATGAATATGAATCATTTGCCAAACACACATACTCAAAACTATCCAGACCAGTAGCTCACGCATTACACAATGCATTGATGTATCCAAATATCTTGCAATTGATTCTGCGAGCGCCTACTGCACTATCTGCACGTGTTGCATTAAAGGTTGAGGGATACCTCAAATGGCAAGACGGAACAACAATTAACCATATCGATAAAGTGTGGGAGTACCTGCACTTTGAAGTCAGACGAACCGGAACATGACAGTGATCTAGGTTGGAAGCTTTTATTCTTCTGGATAAGTATGTTGATAATGCTTCTTCATCGACGTATCTTTGATGGGAAATGAAAACTACACAATATTCAGAAGCTCTATTTCAAAAACAAGTGATTACACTGTTGACTGCTTGTGGCTACACAGTTATAGAAGTTGGTAAATCACGTGGCAAAACAAAATGTCCGTCGTGTAACAAATATCATTACTCAACTGGATGGCAAGGCAATACTGTAGGCGCACCTGATTTATACATACATAAACCAGAGTGGTTAGGCATTGCCATTGGTATAGAGCTTAAAACACCGAAAGGAGCCGTACGCAAAGAACAACAAGAACTAGCAAATAAAAGCGTGGTAACGATATGCAGAACACTAGAAGATGTAGTCAATGCTGTTACCGCGATAGACAGACGACTGAATGTAGAAAGTAAACTGGAGAAATTAAATTGGATTCTGTAATTAAATGCCCTGTAGCATTTACAAATCATGACGTATGGGTAGATACATCACAATACGACAGGATATATGTAGCAACTAAAAATGATGACAGAAACTCATTTTTAAGCGTAGATAAAGACGGTTGGTTTTTCATACCAGCATGGACTCTAAAAGAAAATGCTGAAAAGTACATTGAGTCACATGATTTAGTTGGCGTACATGAAATTATCAACATTTCCGTTACTGAGTTGTGTTTACTTGCACGTGCAGTAATGATCAATGGCGTACCTATGTTGGTATCTGGCACTAACATTGCTGAAAACATACTTAGCTCATATGCACCTACACCTACAATATATTCATGTATTACAAGTATGTGGCATTACGCTGAAATAAGTGGCGAAAAAGTTCGCACAGAGAATGGAGAACTATACGTACAGCTATCCGCATCAGTGCTGATGGCTAAACTCTACAATGACAAACCAGAACTATTTCAAGCCATTATTGATGATGAGCTTGAGGTCAAAACAATGATGTTTAAACAGTTAGTACAACAGGAAGAATATGTGTATACAGACGGCGAATTACTCAATGTAAAGAAAGGTTTAGAGACCAGCAAGGTTTTACGAAAGGAAATAGAAGATAACAATGTTTAATCCACGTGATCATTTTTTAAATCTGAAAGGTAAACAATATTTACCTGTAGCACCACGTATTGCATGGTTCCGAGAGGAACATCCAGACTGGACAATTATGACGTATGCAGTGCCCGAACTTTCGGGTACTGACTACTGTACATTTGCTGCTGAGATTCATGATGCAACAGGCCGACTGATTGCAAAAGCACATAAAACTGAGCATGAGAAACACTTTGCCGATTACAGGGAAAAAGCAGAAACTGGTGCAATTGGTCGAGCACTTGCACTGTGTGGATACGGCACGTTGTTTGCTCAAGAGTTAGAGGAACCTGTTACGCCAGCTGGTGACATACGCATAGTTGATGCACCACAGCAAGCTAAGGCCAATACGCTTACTGCTGGTAAACAGTTTGCATTTGAGTGCAAACGTATATGGGGTACAGACATCACACCATCAGATATGAAACGTGTGTTTGCACGTCTTGCTGGACATACAAACACTACAGAAGAAAACTTAAAATTGGTTATAGAGGTATTACAGGGATTCAATAAACCAGAAGAAGCAGAAGCAGTATTTTTAGCAATAGAGGAAGAAGGACTCAATGGATAAATCTAAGTTTGATATTATTGGTGACGCATATTACGATGTCGAGACAGGTGAATACGCTGGCCCAGTAGACGGCTGGCTTGGCGAGGAACTGGTATCAGAGGATGACGTGCTACTTGCTATGCAGCGTTTACTTAAATACGAGACGGAGCTTAAAGCTGAGCAACTAGCAATGCAATCTGTTGTTGATCGATGCAAGCAAATGGTCAAAGACAAAGAACGTAAAGTTCAATGGTTGCAAGCACGATACGGTGCGCAGATTGCTGACTTTGCCAAGACACAACTCGTAGGTAAAGCCAAGACATGGAAATGTCCGTGGGGTCAAGTTGCATTTCGCAATACTCAACCGACGTTTACTATTCACGATGAAGCAAGAGCTGCTCTGGTTATTCCTATAGGAACCGATGCTGTACAGATAAACTACAAGGTATACAAAAGCAAAATACCAAAAGAGGTTCAACTTACGCTTGTTGAGCAGTATCCTGACATATTTTCTGTGACAGAAGCCACAGAGAATGTATCTATCAAAGCATTGACAGCAAGCGACACTGAGGAGTAAGATTGCATTGCCCCTGAAACTATATCAACACAGGGGTAAACAACTACCAAATAGGGACCACGGCATAAACACCGTGGTCCTTTTGTCCCACAGAAAGAAAGAGAATGAGTGACGAATTAGTTTACATTGGCAGTATTCCAGATGCAGTAAGCGTTACTGATGTAGGTTTACAGTTTAATCACGACATTGAATATGATCAGTGGTTGCGACTGATGGCTACACTGCAACAATTAACTACAGCGTTTCAGTTTGCAATCGGAGACGCACTTAACTATGGACAAAAACGTTATGGTGAAAAGTATGCACAGGCTATGGATGCTACTGGCTGCGCTTATCAGAGCCTTGCTAACTGGAGCTGGGTTTCTAATCATGTTCCTATTAGTAACCGCGTTGCAGGTCTTAGCTGGACTCACCATCGCTTGGTTGCAAATATGGGAACGGAACAGCAGAAGCAAATCCTAGAGTCTGCAAAAGCACGTGGAATATCTGTAACAGAGTTTGAACGTGAGTTGAAAGGCGAGAAAGAAGAAGAAAAGAAACCACTTAAAACAATAGAAATACCATCAGGCTGGTCAGTTGATGATGTCAACAAGGCACTGTCTTTGATTAGTACTACACCAATACCACTACAAGAAATATATGACGCAGGTCTTACTAAGTTATCTGAAGATGATGACGTTCAACGAGTAAGGTATTGCGATCAATGTCCATATAACCAATAAGGAATTCCAATGATTACTGTATTTAACGGCAAGTCTTTTGGCTTGTCCGGTGCATCGTCGTCTGGCTTTGTGCAGATTGACAGACTCCTTGTCAATCACATTGCAAGCTTTACACCGTCTGGATTCATAACATTCATGGCTTTGGTTATGCATGTTGATAATGAGGGATACTGCTGGCCTAGCATTAAACGTTTATGTGAATGCACAGGCTTGTCGGAGACAACAGTAAAGACTGCACTACATCACCTGTCATCAATGAAAATCAATGACTGTCGATTGCTGGAAATCAATGGCAGAACTTCTCCTAATGGGAGAACAACAAGTAATGGATACAAACTGTTTCCAGATTCTGTACAGCACTCTGAAGATGTAAAGGTACAAGCAGTAAAGCAAGTACAGAAGGAGGTAGCTAAAGAAAATGATCCTGCATTTCCTTTAATGCAAGCATTTATGATCGAAAGATGGGGTCCATTTTCAAGCGAGAATATTACTGATAAGGATTGGAAAAATAATAGGTTAATCATTTGGCAAATGCATAAAGCTGGCGTCAAGCCGTGTGATGTTATTGAAAAAGTCAAGACACTCAAAAGCAAATGGCAATTAGAGATGATTACTGTTAGATCACTTTGGAAGCATTGGGATACATATGCTTCATCGACGTATGGGAAAGTTACAAAAACTGCAAAGATAGAGGATTGGTTTAATGACAACGACTGATAAATTACTGGCGATTCTTTCACAACTACCTAGCTCAATACCATGGACAGAGACGAGCGATACCGTGTATAGGGTTGCAGTCAAAGGTTTACCAGATGAAGATATCAAGCTTGGTATGCAACGCATTCTTACACGCACAAAATTTCGCCCTACTCCATCTGAGGTTCTACTAAACGTAGCAATAGCAAAGTATGGCGATGCGCAACCACACATGGTTACTCAGGACATATCGGAAGCAATACGTCTTGGCCTTGACCCAAATAAACTTCATCCTACAGTTGTACTAGTGTTGCGTAAGACTGGTGGATTACGTGCATGGCGAGTAGAGCCACCACTTAAAGGGCAACAACTTGCCGATGTTATTAGTGAAGTGTTATTGGTCAGATTAACGGATTACATTAATGAGCAACAGTAAGAGTCTTGGTTTTAACATAGAGATTCCATACGATGTTATGAGTGAGCAATCACTCATAGCATCTATCCTTCTCGGTGGCAATAAACTATTCAAGTCAATGCAACGCATTGATAAGTCTATGTTCTATCGTGTTGCCCACAGTTTGATATGGGATGCATATAAAGCTGTAGATGATGCCAACAAAGAAATAGACATTGTCACGATCAATGAGGAATTAGTAAAGCGTAATGCGCTAGAAGCATGTGGTGGCCTTGCATATCTGATGCAGTGTGCAGAACTGCTACCAACTACAGGTCACTGTAATAGTTATGCTGACCTTGTATGGGAATACCATAAGAGGCGTGAGATTATATTTGCATCCGAACATGCAAGTAAGCGAGCATCTACTGGTGATGAACCCACTGAAAATATAATCGCCGATTTAAATAAATCTGTTACATTCATTCAATCCGGAAAGGCTGTAGATGATTTATCTGTATTAATTTCTGACATTACAACAGAAGCTATCCACCGCACTGAAGACGCAATAGACTACAGTGTTTCTAGCGGATTTATGGACGTTGACAGTATTACTGGTGGATGGCGTGACGGTGAGTTGATAATTGTTGGTGGTCGTCCGTCGATGGGTAAGTCAAGTCTCGGTTTACAGTATGCATGGAATGCAGCTATTGCATTACGAAAGGAAGAAAAGCGTACCGGGGTTCTAATCGTTAGCGCAGAAATGTCTAAGGCTATGGTTACCGCTAGAATGCTTAGCATATACAGTGGAGTAGACAGCCAATCTATACAGTCAAAGAAACTATCTAGTTACGATAAAGACAGTCTCTCAGTTGTTGCTCGAACAGCCAAGAGCCTAACAATACAAGTAGTTGCTGATCAAACAGTTACACTACAATCGATCAGGGAAGCAGCCAACAGCATGAAGAAAACTGCCGAGGTTGGGTTGATTGTAGTTGATTATCTACAGATGATAACGATGCCAGCAAATGTCAAGTCCGAAAATAGGACTAGAGATATTGGTGTGATTAGTCGTGGACTGAAAGACATTGCCCGTGAGTTTAACTGTCCTGTGATAGCACTATCATCATTATCTCGTGCAGTGGAGCAACGACAAGACAAGCGACCAATGATGTCAGACTTGCGTGAGTCTGGTGATATTGAATCAGATGCAGACGTGATTCAGTTTATTTACAGGGCTGGATACTATGAAAAGAAACAGGCAGATGATCACATAGATGATATTGATAAAGCAGAAATCATAACGGCTAAGAACCGTAATGGTAGAACAGGCGTATCACTTCTCAACTTTGAGAGCAAATACGCCCGATTTACAGACTTTACGTTAGACGACCTGTTTCTTTAAATAGACCTTTTTTTGGTCACTATTGACGATACAGTCAAAACCAAGATTACGGGCAATATCTCTGACAGGTGCATACGATTTGCCATCACGTAAAATACACTGAATGGCCAGTGCTTCACCGTTGAGGACTGGCCCATCTTCCCAAGCCAATACAAAATCATCCCCAATGACAAGCCGAACAAAATCACGGACAGGCGCGAATGTCCTTCCGTTTTGTACCAATGCAAAAATGTGTTTGTCTCCATTGACTATCTTCCAATCTTGTCCGTTTTGAACAAGAGACCACGGTCTAATAAAGTAAATAATGTCTTTATTTCGGTTTCTGTACAACGGACGGTGAGCTACTTCATATCCATTACGACTTCCATCGTTATTACTGTTCCCCTCAATTGAATACCAAACACCCGCTTCATCTTGACCTTCTACTATTCCAATATGAAATGCGTCTTGCTTGCCATTTGGTAATGTTTTAACTAGTAAAACAAGATCACCCGGCATGGGAGCACGATGAAGTACGCCATGTTTTTTAGCCACAGCTAACCAGACATCGCAGTCTGCACTAAAGCATAAAGGCCAATCCAAACCACTCTTACTTTCCCATTCCGATGCTACACCGCTTACAAATGACGCACACCAAAAGCTTCCAATAGGAGCGTTGACCAAAGTGTTCCATCGATCAATCAATGGTCCGCAGTTACTACCAACAGGTTGTTCACTTACTCCGATGTATTTTCGTGCAATATCTACAAAGCTTTGCATTACTGACCAACTTCCTCAATAATTTTCTGAACATCTTCATTATTCAGTGGTTCAAAATTCTTTTTGTATCGACGTTTTTGTCGCGCACGTAATCGTTCAGTCCTATCCGTACTCTCAAATATAATAGGTGACGTAGGCATTCCCGGATATTTAATATCCTGCAAAGTAACATCCCCACTATCTGGAATACCTTCCCATAATCCAGCTAATCCATGCTTATTAATCATGTCAATAGCATTGGGGTAATCGTATTGATACTCCATCATTTCTTTCAACGCTGCACCACCAGACGTTTTAAGTATCTTGAGTCCAGCTACATCATCTACAAATGGACTTTGATAAGCATTTTCAATACCAATCAATCTTCCAAACATATTCATTCGTAAATTTGTAACCTTTGGATCATATTCCAAATTCAATTCTGGGGAGCGATAAATCAATTGCTCTAGTTCACGTAGGAAGTTCTGTATAGGAATAATTTCATGATCTATCGCCATTCGACTTGCACCATTTGGGTATTGTGCCAACACTTTGCGCAACAATAGTTCGTAAGGATGTCCTCGCATTGATGACAAAATTTGATCTTTATTTGCGCGTAAATATTCTAATCCCGGATGCTTTTGGAATGATGGCTTACCATCAAATTCCTGCCCAGTAATCATACTCCTCATAGTGCCATACATTGGGTTTAATCGATCAATAAAATAAAGTTTAGTCATTTCCTTAGCAATAGCTGCTGGAGGTGCCATGCCATCATTAATGTTTTGCTCAATATTTAACGCTGGAGTTACTAAAAACTTCTGCCATCCCATAATTGCTGGAGGATAGTTAATCTGTACATCACCAATAGTACGTACGCGTCCAGCAGCCCTTAAATTATTTTTATCAATGATTGGCTTCGGTTTAACAGTCCACATCATTGCATCGCCTTCGTCTTGTACTCCAGCAATGTGTGTCCAAATAGTGTCGCTTACTTGTTGCCCAGCTTTTTTAGCAATAGCAGACTTGCTTACTTGAGCAATAACCTCATTATTAATCCAGTGTAATGTAGCCAAACCAATCAATGCTGTAGAAACACGTCGTAAATATTCAGCACCCGGAGTAAATACACGGGTACCTGCTTTTGGAGTATTAAACTGCAAAGCGTCAAAGAAACGAGCTTGTGGACCAACGTCTACAACGTTGTAACCAATACCTCCATCAAATTTCTTCAATATAGGTCGCATTGCATTATTAAGCATCATTCCACTAGCTAACTGCAATGCAGCTGGAACAAGAGTAATATTCCCAACCGCCTTAAACCAGTTTGGAGCAGTGTACAACTGTGAAGCTGTGTAATACTTTTCTTGCAACTTAGGGTTTAATCCGGGATCTGTACCAGCAGGTACACCTGTAAGAGTGTTTAAAACACGGGCGTAATTCTTTTTGTACTGCGTAGCCACGTATTCCATTTGCCCTCTACTTGCATTATCCCCTAATGCAAATGCTGGCAAATTGTTATCAATATATGCAGCATATTCAAGCATCATCTTGATACGCAAAATATCTGTACTCATAACACCAGCGCGTTCAGTAGCTCCAACTAATGGGTATCGTTGAGCAATAACGCCCTTTCCAATAAATTCACTTTGTGAAAGTTGAATAGGAATATCCTCCATAGCCATTGCTGGATTTAAAGCATTCATTGCCGATGCTGCTTCATACCACTCACCATATTGTGTTGATAATCCAAGTTCATTTAAATCAGCAATTGTATATGCACGTTCAGGCATGTTAACTCCTGAGATTACAGGTTTAACATATTTTCCACCTACAGTTCGCTGATGAATAAACGGTATACCTGCACCAATCCTACTTCCCGGAGTGCCGTATTTGTCGAATAATCCCTTAATGACTCCGTGATATGCCTTGTCTCCATACGCAGTATCTTTTGAGTGGCCAAGGAAAAAGCTTGCCATTTTTTGCAATGGCGTAGTACCAAGCATTTTTTGAGCACCCGGCTTAGTAAAGTTTGGAGCAAGTCCCGCAAGCCCATAAAATTGCATCGCTGTATTTTTGGGATCCATAAATGTGACCATAAAGTTCTGAAGGAATGGTCGCGCAAAGTCTAAGCTTAATCTCTGAACAATGTTTGTAGCGTTAAGTTCAGTCCATGCACCATTTAAGAATTTATTTAAACGAGTCCGTCCCGGTATGACTCTGTATTGCAATGCACGTAATTGACCCGGACTTAAACCAAACGATGGAGTAGTTGATCCAGAACTAAACAATGTATTCCCGACACTTTCAAAATCAGCTGATGGAATAGACATGTAAACATCTTTTCCATCTACAGATATGCCAATTTGATTATTGTCAGGGTCATTCTTTAGAATTAAACGTTCTGGCTCACGCACTACAAACATTTTGTCAACAATATCTGTATAGCGCTGTTGCCTCCATTGATTAAATGCTTCTGGATCAGAATGTACATCCGGATCATATGGCTCAAGTCCATCTACTAAATTCATTTCTTCTTGCGTAAACGGATCGATGGCATCTTCAAAAATATCACCACTACTCAACCATGTACCCTTGCGAGCATTATTTACGATAGCCGATTGAGTAATGTCAATCTCAGCACCAGAATCTGGCTGCAATATCTTAGACACACGATAATCGGCGCCCATTTTTGTTCGCCACTCTTTAGGTATGATTGTTGGGTCGTTTTGCTCAGCTTCTGCTACCAACATTTTTGCTACAAAAATGTCATGTGGAACAATAGAGTTTTGAGCTAAATTGTCAAGGCGTTCATATGTTTCAGCAGAAGCGTCTGGCATGTATGCCTGTGCAGCAAGACGTATCAAATCTGATGCACTTTGTTGACGATACTCTTGAACACTTTGTAGTTGTGTAATAGTGCCGTTGTCGTCAGTAATAGACCTGTAACTACGGAATGGGTTAGATAAAAGTTGAACAGTATATGGTACTGATGGGTCAACCTCAGCTTTTGGGTCAACAATCTTCATTCGCAACGGACTAGTTATTCGATATAAGTAGATTCCTCGCTCAAGAGAAGGATCATGAAATGGAACATTACGCATAATGACCACTGATCCATCACGTAAAAAATTTGTTTTTTCTACAGGAGATAACGTATTGATATCAAACAATCCCTCCGGAACACTTCCGTTGACGGCTGCTTGATACTTCATTCGATATCCGGGTGTAGTTATTGGATATCTATTACCAAGCACATCTCCTTTAAGTAATGTCAGTGGATTACTTGGGTCAACAACTACGGGGCGAGATTGATTTAAAGCAAAATCAACGTTGTACAATCCGCCTGACCCATCTCTCATCAATAACTGTTTCTGCGTTTTAAACGAGTTAGGAACTAGCGTATACTTTTGACTCTTCCAATTGTAACGAGCAGATGACATTTCACGTTCTTGCAAATCAAGAATATGTGCAGTTGCATACAGCAATTGGCTTGCTTTCTCATTGACTGCTGGATTAGGGTCTGCTAGTTGTTTAAGAAAATTAGAATAACCAGCAACGTTATTGCGACCAAATACCACATCACGGACACGAGATAAGGCATATGCAGCACCAGTTGAACGATAGTAATTGTCTGCAAATCGCAATTCTCTACCATTCATAACTGTATCCATTATGTCAATCATCTGTAATGGATAACCCTGTGTAAAGAAATCACCGACATTGTTTCCGCGTATAGGCATTTCCATAGCTGACAATGCATCTATAGCAGTCGGTTGACCGTTGTAATCTTGCACGGATGTTGTAGCAAGTTTTAATTCGTCAGGTAAACCTTCATTGAATGCTGCAACAAGATTTGCTATTCGGTCATGCATTGTCATGTTGCGATCTGCTCGCGTAGTACGACCAGTAAAAGGCTTTGCAAAAGCATAGTACATGTCATAAGCAAACTGCTCTAACATATCCTGCCGAACAGTTGGATCATCTGTTTTGTGATCTAACGCATTATTTAATTGATCAAAAAACTGAACCAATCCCTTATACTCTGGTGCATCAACATTTAAAAGGAACTCGTTGGAAGACTCGTCATATGCAAATCGTGAGTCATACATCATTTGATCCCGGCCAATAGACATACGGAACAATCCATTATTGTAAATAAAATCACCTACTGGATTAATGGCATTATCATTCAGTCTATTTAAAAAGTCGGTTCCTTCAAGCGTAATACCGCCTTCGTCATTAATTAATCCCTGCGTCATCATGTGGTCGAGAATGTCTGCCTCTACAGATGCACGTCCAACCTTCATCATTCCACGCATATCTACGCCAGCTGCTCGCACATGCTTAAACTGATCAGCAAAATATGCGCCAATACGATCAGCAGCAGTTTCAGTTGAAGGACGATTACCTTGAAAATCTACTGATGTTCCAGTTAAAATTTTCTTTTCCAAAGCAATTTGATCAGAATAATCTGTTAAGCCAACTAGTGTTTTTTGCACTTGCGACACACGTCGATTAATGTCGTACAACACTGCAGAGAACTTACTGTTGTACTCTCCTGAGTATCCGTGTAAACGTGGCTGCACTGTTCCATCTAGGTCTGCTAACGCTTCACTGCTAACTAACATACGTACAGTAGTGTTCCTAGATAAACCTTTCTTCCCAGTGCCAACACGCAATGTCACAGGCATTTCAACTACGTAATACGAATTCTTAAGTGGAACTGACTCGTATTCTCTGGTAATGCCTTTAGAAGAAGCCTTTACAAAACGACCTTCACTTACGTCTGTGTCGCGCAGATGTAAGTGATTTGGGAAGAATCCATCTTTATCAACACCACCATCCTGCGAAACACTCACGTAAGTAATAGGTTCACCCATTGCATTGTCAACAAACGCGGTGCTGAATTTACCCTGATTAAATCTAGAGTCCATTGCAACAATCTGATCAACAACACGTCCCTGCAAACGGAATCCATATCGTTGTTGCATAGAGTCATCTTCACCAAACAATCGCAACTTTCGATTAGATCCATGAATTGGAGTAAACCAAAAATCGCGTGGATTGTATGTTCCATTGCGAACGTTATCTACAAACATTTGTGTTAACGTTTCATCTTTAAATGGAGAGTTAATCTTGCGACCATTGATTACGTGTTCGTAACCATATGTTTGACCAACGCCAGTACCAAATCCAGAATCCACCCAAATACGCACCATGTCTTTTGGAGAATACATGTGTACATATGCTCGACCCTCTAACCGACCTTTAGTTGGTATGTTTAGGCTGATGTAATCACCTTGCCGTAATTGAGGATATGAAACTGTTCGGCGCCCAGTGTTATATTTAGCAAATGGAATTGGAGATGTCCACTGCTGTTGAAATTTTCCATCTGCTGTTCTTAAGATGTCAGCAGGACTTGTACGGGCTAAACCCTTCCAAGCTGCACGTAACGGACCACCAACCTCTTGGAATATAGATGCGGCATCACGATCAATTGACATTGCAGCATTGTTTGCTATTGGTGCTTCAAAGTTAGAGATTGTTGTTAAGAAACCACTGACAAATGTTTCGTGTGCAAATGGATGCCAATCTTCTTTTAAAGATATTCCATCTACGTCAGCAAGATCAGCCCAAGCAGCTCGCAAGTCCAATGAACCAAATTTTCTTCTGTATTCACGTGCAGCTTCTAACTGAGTCATAACTGGATATAACGGATGAGTTTCATTGATGCGACTTAAAAAGTCAGCACCCATTGGTAACAATGATTCTAAAAGCCTCATCTGATTTCCATCAGAAACGCCATGGAATAAAACATGTCCAACTTCATGTGCAAGAGTTGCAGCATTTCTATCAGCACTCATATCACTAGCAATCATCATCAACTTATGTGTTGCTTTTGCTGCCTTATTCTGTAGGCTTAACGTAGCACCATAAACTTGTTGTTTTGATTTTTCAGTACCAATGTGGTCACGCATACCAACGTTAGTTAGACTCATGATCTTCTTGGTAGTAAACAACACTCGACCGCTATTTAAATAATAATCCTGTCTGCCACGAGCAATCATATATGCGCGGAAGGCATTGACCTGTTCTGGTGTTAAAGCCTTTGTTGTTGACATAAATTGAGCAAATGACAATGCTGAATTTTGAATAAATGCTTGGACGATTTGCTCTCGTGTTCCAACCGCTCGTAATCCGTTAATAATTTCAGCGCGGTGTTGTGGTTGCTGGCTCCCAAGCAACATACTCAATTTGTCGTTTGCATGGCCAAACGCAAAATTGTCGTAGAGTTTTGCTAAACCAGTAGCTAACTGATTGACCATGTTTAAATCACCAGCCAACTTTTTTGCTGGTTGCAATGCAGCATCCGACATTATCTGACGATAAATGCCTTTAATTCTGTTGATGTCATCTGCTTGCTGTTGATTCGTGTATTCAGATGTATCTATTTGGTTGTACATGTCATACAACAATTTAGCAGTGGCTGGTTTGATTGCTCTCAATTGACCTTCTGCAGGTTCAGAAAAAATACTATGTCTACCAGATGCGTTTGTTGTAAATATAACAGCTTCATTGCCAGCTTCCGACAATGCCTTTAATGTTGTAGCAATCTGGTGCGGAACATCGTTATATCCAGCTCTAAATGAAGCATATGTTCCAGTTTTGTCTATACGTGACCACTGTGTTACAAAATCATCCGGTTTAGTTATGGACAATAACTCTTTTTGAAAATCTGTTTTACCAGTAAGTTCATCTTGAATTATCATGCGTACACTAACAGCTAATTCCTTTGCAGTAAACTTTGCATCATGACGAGCAAGTCCACCAAACAATTCGCTTATTCGCCTGTTAATTTTTTTGACTACGGATTCGTCTGCAGATGTAGGTATAACCTTAAGCCCACCTTCTGTAGGTATTCCATCTCTAACAGCTCGATTTAAAGTCCTTACTGTCTCAGCACTCCATTTATTTTGTGCTGCATCCATAACACCAGAAGCTGTTAACGATACGTCACCAAGGTTTTTATTACGAACGGGTGACACAACTGTTAACGGGTTAATAGCCTGTACCTGCTTGTCACCAAACAGTTTTACTTGTTCTGACGGAACATCAGACGACGCTAACTCTAATTCACTAGTCAATACTTTTGACAGTACTTCACGCATACCAGCATAGTTGCGAGCATGCATTGCCAGTAAATTAGCTCTCTCTGCTGCATTCTGATCGTGAACAACCAATCCATCAAATCCAGTGTCACTACTAATTGCGTATGTAACAACTGATGGATTGTCATCCAGAAATTCAGGAAGCATTGGGTCAATTGCACTGCTAACAAACATAGCATCCGCAACACTAGTGTCAGGATTAATTTTTACAACGTCAGGGTTATCACGATCGATAGCCATGCCAATTTTTTCAATGTCTTGCACATTGCGTCTTTGCCCAAAGATATTGATTGAGACTTCACCATTAGCAACATCAATAGATACTTCTTGCGATTTAATTGCATCCGATAAAAATGTTAATTGCTCCTTAGCCATACGAGTTACTTGCCGTAACATGCGAACAGAGTTTTCTCCAAATGCAATTGATCTGGCAGTACCCATCTCACGTAACGGATCACTAATAAGTGAGTCATACATGTTTTGCATAATGTTTAACTGTATGGCTAAAACGTCTTGTGGCGCGTCTGCAAACTTTTCAAGTAACGGCTGCGGAACTTTAATAACAGCGTTATTAAAGTTGTTCAACGCCGTCATAAACTTATCTTGTATGCTGGATTCTTTTTGTTGGTTTTCAACCTTAGCTGAAAAAGTATTTATTGCCTTTTGTAAGATAGCAATCTGTTCTCGTTTTTCAGCTATTGGAATATTTACGTCAGCATTAATAGCGCGTATTTGATTCTGAAGAATTGTAATTTGGCCTTTATCAACTTCTTCGCTTAAATTCTGCGTTTCTGCAGCCGACCCTTCTTCACCCTGTGATACTAATTTGCCACCAGCAACATCACTGTCACCAAGAGCGGTAATAGATTTGTAAGACAGTCCAACTTGAGTATAGTAATTTTGTAACGTTTCGTATGCGTTCTCTAACTGACCTAATGCTGTTTCAAAGTTTTCATCGAGATGCACATCTCCATCCATGTAAAGCAGACTTAGTTGTTTAGAATTGCTTAAGATGTTGTCCAGATGCCTAAATGCTGCAAGGAACGTATTGCGACGTGGCTCTACCTCTGCGTCTCTTGCTTTGCCAATTGCCTGTTCATCTCCAGATTCTTCAGCTAACGCCAAAGCTTCTTTAGCAGCATCCCACCCATATAAATGTGCATACTTATCAAGTAAAGTTTTTACGTCTGAGATTTTAAACGTACTGAGTGCATTAACAACCTGCGTAAAGTTCTTGATATTGGTTAAACGCTGTACGTTTAATTTACGTAATCCAGCAATGTCATTTTCTTCTAATGCAAGTTGTGCTTTTTCTGTTTCAGTTAAATCCTCATCGCCTGTACGCCTGCCATTAACTTTATCTGCAGATACAAATTCGTCAACAACTGCATGATCCATAATTTCATCAGCAGCTTTATTTACAGCTTGCATCGACTCAACAGCAGTTATATTAGTAACTGAGTTACCATTTCGTAAAACGGTATCAACACCATTGCCAGTGTCACTTCCGTTATAAGTCGCTACGCGTTCAGCGATAGCAGGATTTTCTTCTACCTGCGCCAATAACTCAAACATAGCATTTACAATGGATTCTTTTTCCATTGCTGGTATTTCAGACCTGTCAATAACCTCGCCAATCTCACGTCCATATTTAGCCAATACAGCTAAAAAAGAAAGTTGATTTGTCTGGTCGGCTTTTCCTTCTTCAGTAAATCCTAAAAATTGACTGTTATTAACTGACTCACCAATAGCGTCAATAATAACTTTAGGTATCACTGAGTTTGCAATGTACATTCCAGATTCTTTCTGGAAAGCCTTAAATGCATCTAAATCTTTAGTTAATAAATTACGCTTATACGCTTGATCTCTGTCGCCAGCAGCGTAGTACAAGAAATCTAAACCAACATTGCGTAAGGCTTTTTCGGTTTGACCTATAGTTTCTGCTGTCTCGGCGCCTACGAGATTACGGACTTGAGTCAATGCTTGATTGTAATAGTTTTCACCACGCCAGAAATCAACCAACATTAAAGGCAGTCCAACTTCTGTTAATGCTTTACGTGATGCAGTAACGTCTGCTATTGAAGCAATAGCTCTGCCTAAACGAACCTGTGCGTCCAAATTTAATCCACTTAGACGTTTCATGTGCCACATTGTGTCAATGTGTGCTACAGCCTGTGGTGCAATACCGCGCATGTATAAGGATTCAGCCTTTGCATCACGTTCGGTAGTACTATTACGTTCCGGTGTAATTCCAAGTGACTTAATAGCTTTTCGATATGCTTCTGCTGGACCAATTTTATTATTTGACCTCAACATAATTTGATTCATGCGACGAGATATAGCACGTGTTGTCGCTGCTTCCTGTATCGATCTAGCAGAAAATAAACCAGCCTTTGGCAGAGTGTTGTTTAAATCATCAATTGTATAAAGAGTGTCTATAAATCGTGCATCACCATAAAGATTAGCAACTTGATTAAGATAGTGAATGTTTGGTGTGCCTTCCGACATTGCGTCATCATAAACTGACACTAACGCATCAATGACTGCTTCTGTATTTTGATTAGTTGCTGCCCAAATAATTAATCCACTTTTTACAGCCTGTGGCATTGAACGTGCGTCACGTACGTAAGTTTTAATGATGTCAGGCAACTGCTCAGCAGATGCTTGTTTAATTTCTTTTTGAACTGAAACTGCATTTTTTGTTGCAACAAAAATAGCAAGTTCTTCTTCATCAGTAAATGATCGCTTGTATGGCCTGAGTGTAGGAGCGTCTTCCGATGGAACAAAATCGCTCAATCGTTTATTCATTTCAGCGCGATCGTGATGTGTGTCAACAACAACCTGATCAATTGGCGCCGTGTATCCTAAACCCTCTGGATCTGACAGCAACTTCACAGTTACTAATCTTCCATCAGTTTTAATGACTACGCCTTTTTGCCCATCGTCTCCAATTTTCATTGGATCAAAATGACCAATGACAACATCACCCGCCATTAACTCAGCATCTTGAGTCACCTCACCGTTGTCATTTAAACGGTATGCCTTACTGTTTGGGGGTGTATCCAATGCAAGTGATTCTGCTATGGCATTGCGTAACGCCATAGCTTTGTCGGCATCGGGTAAGTCGGAATCTAAAATTGTATTAGCTAATTCAATTTGCTCTGGGCTTAACATAATTCGTGTTGGTACACCAATGTTATGCACGTCGAGATCAATGTAACCTTCACTTGCTTCAACGCTACGTTTTGCTTGTGCTAATGTACGTGCGTTTAATGCTTCTGGACTACTATCAATTTGCCGTGATGTTAATGGAGCCTTTGTTCTAACTCCTTGATTACGAACTGGTTGCACATATATGCTTCCATCTTGCAGTTGAAATACGCCGATAGGATCCATTACACCAAACGTGGAAATCAATCGACCATTGACGTCACGCGTAGATCCATCTTTACTTGTGTATGCAACCTTATCTGGAAAATCTACTGACTCATAAAAATCAGGAACGTCACCTAATTCCGTTTTAGTTGAGTTCATTGCTTCAAGATGACTACCAATAACAGCAGCAAGTTTAGGTGCTAATACTCCTATTTCACGCGCAACTTGCGTACTAGGTAAGACTTCTTCTGTGACATTTCCATCTACGGAATTGTAATTTTTGACAATAACTCCACCATCTGGCCTAAACCCACCAATGGTTCTAGTAGACTCACCATCTTCGGATGTCCATCTATTTGTACCAAGAGGGTTCATAACATCCGGATTAGCCGCAACAACACGCGCTAATGCTTCAGATGTGTGCAATCTATTTTTTGCCATATTGGCAGATGAGCTAATGTCTATAAGATCGCTTATATCTTGGTCACCTTTGACTATTTCGGCTGACCTAAATGTGTGACCATAACCAGTCTTATGCGAGTTATACGCAATGTATTGTGGACTGCCATCTTCACCATCTTCAATGCGAACAGCGTAAAACTTGTTACCAGTTGATTCAAGTGGTTCTTCGGCAACAGTTTCTGGTTTTGCGTTTGTGTCGGACGGCGCCTGTGATTGCTCCACTTGTTTTTGCAATTCACCAGCAATGTGTTTTTGAAGTTCCGCTATTTGTGTTTTTCTGGCTGCTGGATTAGTTGCGTATAAGTTTGGATTCACACCATGTTTTAATAATGGGCTATCATCCGGTAGCGGATTTTTATCACCCTTCTTACGCATTGACCCAATAAGTTTATTTACTTCAGCTTGCGATACTTCACCAGATTCATGATCAATACCTTTGCCTTCAGCAAGACGTATAAACATGCCTTCAATTGCATGTTGTGGCAACATACGACCCTTGGTCATTTCCTCCATAGCTGGAGTTTTCACCATGTCGTAAATTGCAGACGCAACGCGTTTTACATCATCTGGATGTGCTTCTTTATTTCCAGTAACATCGGCAAATCGTTTATTAATGTAAGTTGATCGCCAATCTCCACCGTCAACGTAATCACGAGCCATGTAATAGGCTTGAGCATTTACATCAACGCCACTCATCAAAGGCTTGCCACGCAACGTTGGCTGAATGACTGGAGCAAATTTGGCATGTGGTCTAGTTGCACCAAATGTCATTAACGTAGCCTTGGCTAAGTCAATCATTGTGGGTGCTTGATGAAGTAAGTTTCCTTCTTTATCTGTAGTTTTATCCGTTGCAGCACGATATGTTTGCGCAGCTGGTTGAAGAATATTATTCATTGCAAACATTGCGTCAGGGCCAACTGCACCTATTAATTCAGCTTTTTGTCTAGCAAGACGTTGCCCTGCTTGCGCAAATTTTCCGGGTTGTTTTGCACCGACACGAGAAAGCATTCGACTGACTTGATATAACTTTTTTGCATCTTTGTAGAATCCGGCTGTACCACCACTAAACATTGCCATAGTGGTGCCTAAATCCGAAATTCCCATAGGATCTGTTTGTTGTTTTATTGCTCTTTCTTGCTCATTTAAATCAATGACATTTCCACTTGCATCACGTGCTGTCATAGGAATTGCATTGACTACGCCTTCAATAGGAGAGCCTAAAAAACTAGTGGCTTGATTAGCAAACTCACCCTGCTCTGCGGTGCCACCTAAACCACGTACGGCTTGTCCCGGTACACCAGACGTTCCTAATGCAGATGTAGCAGATGGTAAAAACATACCAGCTGTTTTTAATTTGTTAAAACCAATCATCGATCCAGCAACTGGACGTAATGCACGTGCAAAAATATTGCCAGCAACATTCATAGTTGCCATGCCAGCACCAGCACTTAAAGAATTCACAACTGTGTCTTTAGCTGCTTGACGCCATACTTGACGTGTTAAATTTGTTTCATCACCAGTTTTCTCTCGGTACCAGTCCATAATTCCAAGAGTGTCGTATACATCGTCGGATGTTTGCGCAGACTGCCCAGACAACATTCCAAGACCACGACCAACTGTGTATTTACCTGCTTGTCCGCCCCAGACAAATGGAGCTGCAAGAATCTGCTCAGTGCCAGCGCTAGACCCATACATAGACTCAAGAAATATGTTTTCTTTGCCAGTTTTTTCTGCACCAGCGTAATACTTCTGTTCGCCTTCATCAAAGAACTTTTTAGCATCGTCAAATAATTGAAAATCAGTAGCAATTGATCCAGCGTTTGCCACTGTACGCATAGCACCAAGACCCAAACCCGCTATACCACCTGCAACGTTACTAACGTCACGCGCAATAATTGACGTAGCGCTCAATGGATTTTCTTGAGCAACTTTATTTTGCAGTATTAATCCTTGGCGGTATCTTTCTTTGCGGGCGTATTTAATATCATTTGGATCTTGATATGGTACATATTGTCTTCCGGTGACTAACTTTGCGCCATCAATTGGTTCATCACCTTCTCGCTGGACAACTTTTAATTTTTTTGCTTCAAGCAATCGACGTGAAATTAACGTCGAACCTTTCTGATATTCTTTATAGTTGATATATCCTTTATCTAAGGCATCCCGCAGGTCTGCATCCTCGGTATATATTCCGTCCGTCTTCCATTTATTGGTCGATAACTTATTAATTATCTCTGGATATTTTTTTTCACGAAATTCTTTTTTACCTTTTTCGTTTTCTTCGTCGGCTTTTGCTTGTACCCACTCTCCTAAATTGCGAGCATTTTTAGTTGTCAACTTGGGTGACTTCTCACCCATGTCTACTGCTTGCCGAAAATACCCACGATTCTTTGATGTTGTATTCACATTAGGTTTGCGCATGTATCATTATCTCACTACTTTAGTGTGCTAAGCCAATCTTCAATAGCCTTCAGTTCCTTATCTACTGCCGCTGTATTTGGTCTACCACCGGGAACTGTACTTTGTCTTGGTGTTACAAATGTATTTCTAATGTATTTTATTGCATCGTTATTTGCTGCTGTTTTTATGCCATACATTTTTGAATTGCGTTTTGTGTAATCACCAATAGTGTTAGCTGGTTCTGAAACCATAATTGAATTTAAACGCCTACTCATGTTACTTGAGCGTTGTTGATAAAACGCACGAATAATATTAATGGGTACTTTTGTAGCAGCATTAACACTATCCATTCCGAGTAGTACTTCCTCAACTTTGGCAGTAGATTTACTTAATTCTGTAGCTATAGAAGCATCAGAAGCAATTGCATCAGAAACTTCTGTTCTGATCGCATTTGAATCTGCTAATTTTTGAGCTACGGTTAATTGCTCAGGTCCCGTTTTTGCTGTTTGTGTTAATTTTGCTCGTTTATATGCTTCTGCTTGATCATATTGATCGGTTAATGTCTTAAATACTTGATCTCGATATTCAGTCATATCTTTTATTGTTGTATTTAGAGAATCAACTCTTTGTCTTCTAGCTTCTTTTACTTGTTCAATAATTGCATCATCTGGTTTTATTAATGGTGCTAGAACCGAGTTAAGACGCAATTTTTGTTCCGGCGTTAGACTTGCATAAAAATTTGTTTTAGGTGTAACGTTATCATTTTCGTCAATATTGACAGGCCATATAGATTTATCGGAACCAAGTATTAATTTTAATGACTCTTCCGCTCCCAAATGCCGACCAACTCCTACAGCAGCACTTTGTTTTAACGCTTCTTGAATTTTAGGCATTTCAGCTTCTACAAACTTACTTGTATTAAGCCCAATATTTTCTGGATGTTTAATGTATCCGGCTCGCAATACACGATCCTTACCACCGGGTACGTAAACATTCTGATTTCTCACTCCCATTTCTGGCATGTCAAAATAATTTAAACCAAGAGCGCCTAATCCATAAGATTTAGCAGCACCAGTAATGGCCTCAATATCTTCCGGTGTAGCAGCTGGCAATGGAAATTGATCTGTTCTTTGTACCTTTGACTTAGGTGCTGGAGCAACAACACCAGCAGTACCGGGAGCAGTAGTACCGGGAGCAGTAGTACCGGGAGCAGCAGTACCAGTACCAGTATTAGTACTAGTGCCAGCACTAGTACCAGTGCCTGTACCAATACCAGTATTAGTACCAGTGCCTGTACCTGTAAGCGGTAATGCGCGACTGCCTTTAAATCTAGTTATAAATTTATTAGGGTCCGAAAGTCCGGGAATAGTAGAAAGTCTTCCGGTTAACCGTGTTGGTAAATCAGCCAATTCACCATTAATAATGTCGTATTGACTAATTAATAGGTCTCTTGCTGGTCCACGAGTTGACGCAATTTTTGCTTGCAATTCTGCAAGTTGAGCCTGTTTTGCCGCGCGTTCTTTTTCTAACTCAGCCGTAATTTGATCAGCGGTAATTTCTGGTTGCCCCAGTGCTGTAGCTGTTTCTAATTTACGTACAGGTTCAGTTCTTTGTCGTTCACCAAGAAGGAAGTCATATTCACCAGCAGCTCGTTCTTCCGCAGCTCTTGCAAATTCAGCCTGTTGATCTTGTAATTTAAATTGTCGATCAGTATTTGCTTGTTGTTCTTGCTGCTGCAGATATTGCTGTCTTTCCTGATTTCTTTGTTCTTGGCCTTGCTGTAAAGCACTTAAAAAGCCAAGTAATGCAGATGCTCCTGTTTGACTTGCTTTCATATCTTATTCCTGTGACATCCAACCCGGTTGACGATATTTAGCATTAAATTCTCTTTGACGTAATCCAAAATCACGATCCGCATTACGCTGATTTATATACTGTCCACCAAGTGCTCCAAACTGACTTGCAATTGAATTAGCTTGGTTTTGAGCTGCATTTTGAGCTTCCATTTGCTGTTGCGCCTCACCCATGTACTGATTGTATAAATTGTTTGACATGTTGGAAGCATTACCAAACAAACTATTTGCACTGCCCTGATACTGATTATATGCTTGGTTGGCGTAACCTAATGCTCGCTCCATTTCCTGTGGACGATTTAACGCTTTTTGAACAGCAGCACCGGACATGGCCTGTGATATAGGATTATTATAGAAATTGTCCTGCATAATGTTGTTCGTCATACCGCCGCCAAGATTAATATTGTTACCCATTGCGTTATAACGTGCCTGTGCTTGAGCAGCCTGTCCTGTTATGTTACCCATTTGTGCTCCGGCTGCCCGTAACATCTCATTAGTAGCATCTGGATTACCAAGGCGTTCAATTTGATTCTGTACACCACGGCTGTACATATTTCCAAACTTATCAGCCTGTGCTTGATTTTGTTGACCCAAAGCATATTGTTGATTTTGTATGTTCTGATTGAATAACCGTTGTTGGGACAATTGAGCCTGATACGGATTCTTTTGCCTACCAAATAACGATCCAGCAGCTTGTCCCAAAAGTGTACTACCCAATCCAATAGCTAATTGTGGTGGCATTGTAATCCTCCTATTGTAATACGTACCATATTCCTGCTCCTGTAGAATCTACTTGTGCTACTAAAGTAACCGTCTCATACTGTGCTGCTGGCCATGCCTTAGCAGTTGCTTTACCTAATGTATCTCCACTTTGAACTGCAGCACTTACCTGATTTGTGCCACTATCTGTTTTGATTATATGTATAAATTGCCCATTAGCGTAATAAGCACGTGGCAATGTAACGACAACAGCTGCGCCTGTTGCATTTACACTAACAATTAACTGTCCTGTATCCATTGTTGTACTAGCGCTTATAGCAATAGATGTAAAATTTGCTGGCGGATATGCAGGTGGGAATGCTCCAGATGATTGAACGTCCGATTTAATTATTGTACTGTTACCCGGACCGGAGATAGTTCCGGCCTTTGGGGCTGGTGGTTGTGGCGCACCGCTTCCAAATACTGGCATTAACCCCTCCTTACTCCGGCTTCTGTTGACATAATAGATAAAGCATGAACTTCAACACGTGATGTTGCAGCAGTACCACTAAGTTGTAATTCTAGCCACGTACCACGCAATTCATTTGGCATCTGCCTAAATCCAATTGCTTTATCTTGATTTGCTTGCGTAGTGTACTGACCAGAAGCTGTCACGTTTTTGTTATTTCGTAACTGCCACGTAAACGTTGTTGCTGTCGGTGAATAATAATGAACGTTTAATTGATGTGGCCTATTCAATCCGTAATAAGCTACACCTTCAGCGTACGTTTGGCCGTACTGGCGCGTAACTATTTTCCAGTCAATTCCCTGTGTTGCACCACTGTAAGTCTGTCTGTCTGTAAATCCTTCTAATCTGTAAATTTGACCATCATGTGATCCAACATACATATCAGAGACATCATTAATAGACGTACATGACACGGCACTAGTAACATACATTTGTTGTGATGCAAACACAGGCATCTTCCATTTTACCCAACCACTAGTTCTTGAGTCGTAAATGTAGATAACACTGTTTGAATTTGCACTAGTCGCTCCAGCCACAGGAGCAAACGCATACAACCGACGTTCATGAGGCAGGAGTATGATGTCTGCGTATGCTGGTGCGGCAATGTAATTAGATGAACCAGTCGGCCCATAATCCATTGATCGAGGATTCAAAACACCCTCCAGTGGGAGACTAATAGGCTCTATCTGTGGTCCATTCATTACACTTATACCAAAACTCGTAACGTGCATTGGATGACCAATTACAGATGCAATTCCTTTAGGTGCTAATAAACCTGTGCCGGGTTCCCTAACAAATTGTTGTGCTTCAAATGACGATGCGTCAAATCCAGTAATTGGAACAATGCTATTTTCGCGATAGGCAATTAAAATTGCAGATGTATTACCTCCAGCTGCTACAACGTTTTCGGCTGAATAGGACAACAGGTTTACAATTTTTTCATTATCATCCTGTGATCCAATGGTAATAAATGCACCCTTAATTGCCATAAATGGATCTTGCACGTCAGGAATATTAGTAGTGTAAATACCATATTCGTTATTTTTATCTATTGGCCAACTTGCATATAAACCGTTGTCTTTAGATGTCCATAAGCGCTGCTTGTGATTTGCTATTGAAGATAAACCTACTGGCAGTTGATCACGTCCCGTATGGTAAAACATTCCGGGTCTACCAACATTTGTTGGATACAAAATATCCGTATCTCTAACGTCATCGTAAATAGTGTATGTCGCTGTATTAGTAGACCAAGACACGTCAAATGTAACAGCATCACTATTAACTAATGTTCCAGTAACATAATCAAATACTTTTGCATTTTGTCCTGTGTACGACGCTCCAGTGCCAATGTTTGTTGGAATCATAGCAATCAGGCGAGGCATGCCATCCGTAAATATAGTGTCACATCGCCTATACACAAGAATGTAGTCATATGTATACGCACTTGTTGAAGTACGTAAACCATCATCCGTAAAAGAAACTTTACCGCTACTGTATGCTACAGACGATTCAATATTAGGACTAAATGCACTAGATAACGTTTCAATACCTTCTCCGGGTGGAGCAACTATATTGTAAGCAGATGTCGCCCTCCATGCTGCAGGAGCAGATTTCCAACGTGTATATATGTAGGTATAACGGTTGTCTGGAGTTAATCCACCTTGTCTAACAACATCACCCAATGAGATCAATACGGAATCATTGGTAACGTCTGCAATATCTTCGTCAAATCGTAAATACACAGCTGTTACGGCATCACGCTGTGCAGCTGGTATTGGAAATAACTGAAATTCTAGAAACCGCGATTGTGGATTATATGCAGCTTGTCCGGTCCAACTTATACCTCCAGCTTCTTGTATACCTAAACTAATAGGTATTTCAACTGTACGAATGTTTTCATGCAACTCGGCACGTATACCTATAGCCCTGTCATTAGACATGTTAGGAGTGCCCGTAATAGCAAGTTTAATCAAGCGATTGGCAACGTATCCGCCGTACTTGCCTTTGATGTTAGTGTTTACCTGTGCAGCTTTAAAGCCAGCAAGACCGATATCAGTGGTTGTTGCATTGTCGTTTGCACTTGACAACATACTATATAAATACACGCCATCAACTAAAATACCGGGGTCATTATCTCTATTCCAACCACTATTAGCTAATGACACCTGTAAAGATTGAAGAGTGTCTTCAAATCCACGAAAATCAATTACGTATTCAAATTGAACCCAGTCAGCTGTAGTTTGTTTTGGAGCTGGATCTGCTGTAGCTTGAAACAATGCTATTCTGTTTGCAGTGCCGGGTGTTGTTCCACTATGTCCAGTCACAGTAATGTTAAGGTATTGTCCATTAAACGGCTTAGCATCATCGTAATTCATTAGATAAAACGACAATTTAAACAAACCATTCACTTTTGCAGTTGAACCATTTTGTGAATACGTCGGTAAACTGGACACGTTTTGCACAATGTAGTCTGTTGACTTGTCAATGTGAGCAATGTTTCCTGTTGTGCGACCATCAGCTCCTGCTGACACTGTGCCTTTTGATCCAGCCCAAGGTAAAGTTTTTATATTTACTAATTGCCCACCATTAGTACCAATAGATGGATCACCAGCTGTAGTGTTCCAGTTACTACATGTAGTAGTCGTGGCTGTGGCAAAAAGTGGATTTAAAATCCTGTTGTCACTAGGTAATGAAGATGAAAATGTGGCTTGTGCTGCGGAATCTCCATATGTGCCGGAAGTGTATGTTTTAATTTGCTTGACAATGCCAACGGCTGAAGGTTTAGTTGATGTTGGACCAGATACACTTGGCATAGATGCAGCAATAGTTCCATTAGTACGAAATAGAGAAAACGTAGATCCACTACCACCAACACCATAGATATATCTCCCATACTGCGTCATTCTGACATTTTTTCCAGACGATGGAAAAGCAAATGACAAGCCTGTTGTCTGGTCGGTAAGTTCGGTTTCTACAGAAGGTGTAACCGATGGGTCTGTAGCATACAATTTTCCATTTTTTGCGTAGATTAATTTACTTACTGTTGCAGAGCTTTTTAATGCAGTTAATTCATAAACTGGATTAGAGACATATGTATTCATGATGCCACGGAAACCATTCCTTAAAACAGGAGAGTTACCATCAATCATCATGTTTTCGATATTTTGCGCATAACCATCTTTTAATTTATTTGGCTGTATACGCGTGTCCATACCTATCCACGTAACGTCACCTAGAACGTACGATTGCTGATTATTCATTGCTCGTATAGCCATTACATGCACCCCACTCGTTTAAACTGCCGAGACAACGTTTCTGTTTTTACAGCAGTTGGAACTATAGTTTGATCTCTTTCAAATTGACCATTAGTAATATCTACAACATCATACTCTGCATTACCCGGAAGTACTTCTGATAGATTTCGCAATCTAAAAATTGGTAACGTAAACGGTAAATCGTAACGTTCAGTACTTACTGCGCAAAACGGAGAAACCTCAGTGCCATTAATTAACGGCATAACGTTTTCGTATGCGTCATTTACACAAGTCTCAACACCATATGCTCTGACTATAGATTGCGGTATTTCATAGGTGTCTACGTATGATGGAGCGTGTTCATAATTACCATTGATGATGTCTGCAACTTCATAGTCAATGTTTACAGGTGGTGTTTCAGTTAATAAATGAATTCTAAAAACAGGAAGTGTATATGGCAAGTCGTATGACCCAATAGTGTCAACGCACGGTGGTATGACTTCCCAAGCACACGTCAAATCAAAAATATTTTCATACGATGGGCATTCACAAAACGGTGGGATGTAGTAACTAACTGCAATTGTAGCTATAGCAGTTATAGTTGTTGTTAATAAATAACCCGGCTGAGATGGGTTTATATTAATAGACCCTAGTGTTGCAACACCACGTACCGTGACCGACGAGTTGTAAGTGATTTGCCCGTTTAGTGATGCACTTCCGTAAATTGGAGTAATAAAATATGTTGGATTTACAATAGAGTATTTACTATTTAGTGCAGCATTAATGCGTATAGAAATACTAACACCAAATGATGTAATTCTAAACGACAATGTTGCAACGCCACGCATTGCACATAAGGGTTCTATATTATTTTGTATTAAATATGTTGCAGTACACACTGCATAACATTCAATATGTATTTGAGCAAATTCAATTTGCAACAAACTGTCAAGAGTTGCATTGCCAATAATTAAACAGTTGGCATCATAACCAATTTCTTCATTAGGTTCTAACCTAGAACGACCATTTATTGCAGAACTTACTGGTATATCTGTTTGAACAGTTGGTGTTGTGTTTATTACAGCATAACCACTGATTGATGATGAACTACTATACGTAACTATCGAGCTGACTATTGCGTATGCGTATAAGTCAGAATTTGATGGTCGTGTGAATGACGACTGTAAAGATGCGTTACCATAGATATCACAGGTTAAAAATCGCGAATACGTTGAATCTAGTCTAGCAAATCCAGATAACTGCGTATTACTACCAATGCCACCGACACTATTAACAACAGCATATGCGGAAATAGAACTACTATTAAATTGCGTAAATGTGCTATTAACTACGGCATAACCAATTACACCAACAGAGGATGGTCGATCAATGGTTACGCTAACTGTTGATTTGCCAAGTATGTCAATTTGCACATTGACATTTGTAGGTGGTGCATTAGTTGTATATGCATATCCAGATATTTGTGCAGATACAGAATACGAACCGGGAGCACTTAACGTGGATACTCCGCGTATGTCCGCAATACTGTTGTATGCATTATCAGCAATAAGTAATCCGCGCCCATTGATTGCAGCAGTGCGTTCGAATGTGGCAGAGCTATTTACTATTCCGTATCCAGTTATGTTAGCTGCTGCATCACGCGTTATGTTTGCACTGAGATTTGCCGTGCCAGTAAGTTGTGATGATGCAGACGATAACGATGATCCACTAGCTGTAACTAATGCATACGCAGAAATAGATGATGTTGATTGCCAGTTAATGCTTGCGCTAAGCAAACCATAACTGCGAATATCAGAAGATAATAAGATGACCGCACTTGACGATGTAGTTGCAACACCACGAATATCAGAAGACCCAACGTAATTACCGCTTGACGTTACGACGCCATAACCAGTTAATGAAGAGGTGCCATTCCAGTTATATGCACCCGACATTGTGGCCACACCAAATATAGATGATGACCGTGGATTATCTATTGTTGATGTTGCTGTTAGTTGAGCATAACCACTAAGCGTTGATGTTTTATCAAGTTGTATAGATCCTTGAAGGAGTCCATATCCAGATATAGAAGTAGTTGCCGCATATGATCCATCAGCTTGTAATGTTGATTTACCAAATAGATCTGCGGTGGCAACACGTGTAATGTCTGCTTGTAATCTTGCATACCCAGAAAATGAAGATGTTGAATTAAAAATTACACTAGATGAAAGAGTGCTGACAGCTCTTATGTCTGATGTTAACTGTATTACTGGTTGCGCTTGTAATAGCGCTTTTCCAACTGTCTGACTTTCTCCTACGCGGGTAAGTGTTCCAGATAAATTACCGTACGCAGAAATAGAGCAGGTACGCGGAAAACTGACATTAGCAGAAAGGGTGCTAATGCCATTAAGGCTTGCTGATACCGCATAGTTTCCTGTTAGCGGAGCAGCAAGCCTTGCAGCAATGAAGGCTATAGTTATATAGCCAGCACTATTGAATGTAGGCACAGTATTAGTCTAACTGTACAGTAATTGCTCCAGCTGCAAATGTAATAGACTGCCCACTATTAAGTGTGACCGATCCACCAGTCAATTCGCCGTAATACAGCAGACTAGTGTCAGATGAAATCGTTGCACTTAACGTAGCGCTAGTACAAATTGCAATTCCTGTAATGCCAGCAATAGTTCCTGTGGCACTAAAAGAGATTGCGTTAATGTTTGCTAACACCGGAGTGGCAGCGTCAGCATCACCAGTAGATCCCTGCTTTTGAAAGCATTGAGATGCTGTTGCTGTAAATGCAATGCGTGATGTGTATCCAGATCCAGATGTAACCTCCGCCACTGAACTGTCAGTTAACGCGTTTGTTAATAACGCGAGATAAAGTGTTGCTCCACCAGTTGCTGTGAATGCAACACCACGTAGAGTTGAGTTTAAAACCTTTGCCTCTAAATGATTAGCGAATGCTGTATTTGCCATGTTAACCTACCTTTACAATTGGAGCTGCTGATCCACTTGTTGTTATGGTGGCGGACCAGATTACAGTCGTGTCAGATTCATTATATACATCAACTTGTGCTCCAGATGATGCATCAATTTTATTGCGTAAAATACGCAATGCGTTTCTAACCGTCCTGTCCGACGATGTAGTAGATGTCTCATTGCCTGAGCTATCTAACTTTCGAGCAAGAATACCATCTGCAATTTCAGCAACTGCCGAAGCAGATAATTCAGCGTTGGTAATAGCATCAGTTGCAATTGCATTTGCATCAATTGCTCCTGCTGCAAATGAGGTGTTACTGATAGCTGAAGAACCAACAGTTCCAATTGTCTGACTAGACGAGATTGTAGTGCCAGTCAGTGCTAATGCTGTAGTTGGAGAACCAACGTTAGCCCAATCAATGCCAGCTTCTCCACCAGTAGTAACATCAAGTTTACGACCAGCTGTAGTTGGATATAAAGATGCTTGATTTCTAAGTGTAAACCTACCAACACATGATCCAACTACACTTACAGAATCAACTGTGCCAGTAGTTATCACGCACTCAAATGATGAACCATCAGAATAAAATGTACCATCCAATGAGGTATCAATTTTTACGTGATTCAAACCAGTGACAGAATCAAAGTCAACAGTTAATGTTACTCCGGTAGTCGATTGCGTAATACTGTCATCTTTGTATACAGAAATCGCAGGTGTTCCTGCTAATGTAAAACAAGCTCCTGTAGATGGCCTAAATGTTGTAAATTTAAAATTAATAACATTGGTTGTTGCGTAGTCGCCAAGATATTTACTCATCCTACATAACCTCCCAATGGACTTGCAGCTAATCCTGCATTAATAGGATTATCTTCAGCAGAACCTACGGCTGGTGGTGATGGTCGCGTATAGCCATACATGTCGGTTGCTGGTGCGCCAGTTGCTGTACCATCGCCACTAACCACATTTGATACATATGGCATCCAGAACGGTCTATTAGGAGTATTAAATAACGTGTTAGCACTAAAACCAAGACATGCATTAACGTTTTGCAATGTGTTTAATCCTGTGGCTACATTAGATCTAGGACCTGTGTATCCAGATAACCTATTCCAATCCTCATCCATTTGACCAAGAGTGAATGCAACAAATGGAGTTGTTGCAAAAATAATATATGTATTACGCACAGTGACGGATGCAGTTGTTGATCTATAGGTAGACGTATTTATCTGAA